AAATGATGAACCAGGGCTTGATCTGGCTGGCCGATAAATTGCGCATCAGCTATGGCCAGCGTGGCATTTTGTGCCTGGTGAAGATGGTGTTTGCCGCGGCGCGGCAGCGTGAGATCCGGGTCGCGGGGGCGCCCTTGGCGGCGTTCGATACGTCGGATTTGTCGCTGATCTGGCCCCGCTATTTTCCGCCGACCTATAACGAAAAATTTCAGGAGGCACAGGCCTATCGTACGTTGTTTGAAGGCGGCTTGATCTCGCGGCAGCGCGCGGTCTCGAAGATGGCGTCCGACAATGACGTGGAAGACGTGGCTGAGGAAGAAAAACTGATCGATGCCGACATTGCCGCCCGCACGGCCCGCGAGAAGGTGCAGGCCGCGGATAGGGGTTAAGAAAGTGGCCGCTTTTTGAAAAAAGCGGCGCAAAAACTTTTTGAAACTGGGCCGGCGGCGGTGGCACCAGAAGGAGTCAACGCCGCTTTATTTGCAAGGGAATCCTATGTCTGAAGAGGAGCAGAAAAAGGACGCTGGGTTGACGTCGGTACCTGACCTGGCCGCGAAGTTGGCCACGAACGCGGATGCCGAGACCAAGGCGTTTCTCGCGGCTGTGTTGAAAGCGTCTGAGGCGCAGGCGGCCGAACTTGCCGCCGTGCGGAAAAGCCTGGAGACCAGTGAAGCCGAACGCAAGGGCGCCGAGACGGAAGCACGCGATAAAATGCTGCGCGCTGACCTGCGCACGGCGGCCAAGGAGGCCGGCGCGGTGAATGCCGGCGATATTTTGGCGTTCGTGGATGTCGCGGAGGTGACGCTTGGCGCCGACGGTGCGCCGACCAACCTTGCCGACCTTGTCAAGAACGTGAAGGAGGCTAAGCCGTATTTATTCTCTGCAGCCAACACCTCCGCGACCCACATGCCGCCGCCGGCCAAGACCGCCGAGGCGAGGCACGCCAGCGAGCTGAAGCCGGCGGAATATAACGCGCGGCTGCGTGAGCTGGGCGTCGATGCCAATAAGATTCGCCGGCGTTAGAGGAAGGGAAAGGAAACGCTACTTTTTGTGAACAAAAAGTAGCAAAAAACTTTGTTGGTTTGGGCCGTGCTGGTTTCACGGCCACCGGCCTAAAATCAAAAAAGTTTTTGCGCCGCTTTTTTCAAAAAGCGGCCACTTTCTTACTTCCGGCAAAGTGACAAAAGAAAAGGAATCCAAATGGGTATTCAGAATTTTCCTGCTTCCTTGCAGCCGATCATTCAGCAGGGCTTTCTCGAGCGTGAGTTCGAGCAGGCCCTGCGCTCGCAGCTGGCTTATCGCGAAGTCGCGGATCGTGAGGACATTGCGGTGGGTATTGGTGAGACCGTTACCAAGACCCGTGCTGGACTCATGCCGACCGTGACCACGCCGCTTGCGTCTGCAACCAACACCAATCTGGATAACGGTCTGACAACCGGCAACTGGTCGGTCGAGCAGTATACGCTGAGCATGAATTTCTATGCGGCCACCCTCGACCTTAACATGGTCACGAGCCGCGTGGGCATCGCCAATCAATTCCTGCAAAATGCCTATGCGAATGGCGAGCAGGCCAAGCGGTCTCTGGACGAGTTGGCGCGCAACGCGCTGTTTGCCTCCTATTTCAATGGCAACACCCGGGTGCGCGCCACGCTGGGCAGCGCGGGCTCGACGATTGCCGTCGACGATATTCGCGGCTTCACACAGGCGCCGAGTGTGGCCGGCTTTACGTCAGCCGCGGCCGCCATCGCCGCCGGTGTGCAGCCGACCTGGGCGCCGATTTCGAGCAGCAACACCATCAGCGTGGTCGTGGGCAGCGACACTTACACGCTGGTCGGCGCGACCGCTGACGCCACCAATGTGTCTACCGCGCCGAATGGGGTGTCCGGTACGCTGACATTCTCGAGCAATGTGAGCGTGGCGGACGGGACGGCCGGCAACAGCGTGATCGCGGCAAACGCTTCGGCCATCAAGCGTCCGAGCGGGCGCAGCAATACCGGCCTGTTGCAGGCCACGGATACGCTGACCATGAGCGTGTTGCTCGATGGCGTGGCGGCAATGCGCGCCAACGCCGTGCCGGGTGTCGGCGGCGGGCCGATGTATAACTGCTACCTGGACCCGGTTTCTTCCCGCCAGCTGTTCGCGGACCCGGATTTCAAGCAGTTGTTCCAGGGCGTGGGGCTGACCACGGAATTTGCGGCCGGCACGCTGGGATCGCCGTTCCTGGGCTTGCGCTTCCGCCCGACCACCGAGGCCTATGTGCAGCCGCATCCGAGTCTTCCCAACCTGTATGTGCGCCGCCCGATTATTTGCGGCCAGGGCGCGCTGATCGAGGGCGACTTCGCCGGTATGGCGGCCTCCGATGTGGCGCCGAAGGATTCCATCGTCAGCATCGTCGATGGCGTGGCCATGGTCACACGCGAGCCGATCGACCGTTTGCAGCAGATCATCGCGCAGAGCTGGTATTGGATCGGCGGCTTCTGCACGCCCTCCGATGTGACCACCACGCCGACCACCGTGCCGACCGCGACCAGCGCCTTGTACAAACGCGCTGTCATGATCGAGCATATCGGTTGATGATGAGCCCGGGACAGAAACGTGCGGCGCGCGCGGTGGCCAAGCCCGCATCCGCGGCTGTGGCGGCGGGCTTGCATGGCTTCGTGGCCCGGAGATTTTTCAGTGTGGCGCTGAACGGGCAGATCGTCTCATTCCACCCGGATCAGCGCTATGTGGTCGATGAAGCGGCCAAAGCCATCATCGGCGCCACCAGCGCGGACGTGACGTGGGAAACTCAAGGGGAGAATTGACATGAGTAGAACGACAAGGGCTGAACCGTCCGACCAAATCCTGCCGGTGGTGTGACATGGCCACGGGAAGCATTTCGCCTTTCTCTCCCATCGGCACCACGACCATTGCCGCCTCCAACGTGGCAGTGAGCGGCAAGGTGGCGGCGGCTGAGGCTTTGCTGGTTTATAACGCCACCGCCGCGACGGCGTTCGTTTCGCTCGGCGGTGTCGCCAGCACCGCGTCGACGCCGATCCCGCCGGGCGGACGGCAACTCTTCGCGTCGAACCCGTTCATCAGCACGGTGTCGGTGGTGCTCGGGAGCGGCACGGGCAATGTCTATGTTAGCGCGGGAAGCGGCACTGCTTATTAAGCGGCGGGCCGGCGGCGCTGAAACCAGCACGGCCCAAACTAACAAAGTTTTTTTGCTACTTTTTGTTCACAAAAAGTAGCTTTCCTTTCCTTACTCTTGCGAAAGCGTATCATGAGCGGCAGCAATCCGGCAACGCCGGTCTCCCCCAGCGATCAATACAGCAGCGCTGCGTTTTCGGATGATGAGAAGACGCAGGTTCGCCGTTATTGTGGTTATCCCGCGTACGGCGCCGGCCCGGCCGGATTTCAGGGGTGGCGATTTTTTCAGGCCTATGGGCTGATGGAATTCCGCCTGACTAATTTGTCGGCGGCGGAATATGCGGTGGTGCGCCAATATCTGGCCACGCTTTATGCGCTGGAACTGGCGATCCCCGCGGCCGGTGCCAATCTTATGACCGATGCGGCGGCGGCGTGGCAGCACAACAAGGATGAGGTGGCGCAGCGCGTGGGGCTCTACGACACGTGGCGGCGGCGGCTGTGCGGATTTCTCGGCCTGCCGCCCGGGCCTCATTTTGGCGCCGGTGGCAACAACATCGCGATGGTGGTGTGAATGTCGGAAAGCGCGATCGCGGCGGCCATCAATCTGGGGCTGGCGCGGACGGCGCAGGCGCTCGGCAGCCTGCATGCTTGGTATCGCCCGCAGGGAGCAGGGCCGGTGATTGAGCCGGGCAATTTGTGCGGTAGAGTGATGGCCTACGTGAGCAGCACCGCAAATCTGATGCCGCAATCGCCGGCCTGGGGAAAGGCGGACCGGTTCGGCGCCTTCGATGCGGCCGGCTTTTTGGCGGGCGACTATCTGGTGGCGCGTGAGACCTATTTTTTGACGGAAATCGTGCCGCTGGCGAGTTCGTTGCGCCTTGCGCTGTGCAATGAGGTTTTTACGTGGTCGCAGGTGCAGCGCACGGCCGCAGGGCCCGGCAACCGTGCTGGGGCGCTGGTGGCGGTGCCGCAGGCGACGGGCTGGCCGGGCTGGCTGCAGACGAGCGAGCGCCGCACCGTGCCGGACATGCACTTGCCGGGTACGGTCGATCAGCCGAACGCGCAGCTTTTGTTGCCGGCCTCGTTCCCCGGGCAGATCATGCGCGGTGACCAGCTGACCACCTCTGCGACACAGCCGGCGACCTGGACGGTGCAGTCGGCGGTTCTTTCTGCCAGTGGCTGGCAGGTTACGGCGATCCGCGCGGGAGCTTGAACCATGGCGACCATTGACGATGTGGAACAGGGCGTGTGCAACGCCCTGGCGGGATTGTTGTATCCCGGCACAAACTATCAGTTCGGGGAGGTTGGGAATTGTGCCGCGCCGTGGCTCGGTGCGCCCGGCGCGCCGATGCTGACGATGCAGACCCGGCTGTATATCGGCGAGCCGAGCGGCGCCGAGCTGGAGGAAGACATCGCGGCGAATATCAGCAATGTCGGCGTCATGCGGATCCAGGGCATGACCCGCAATGCCACGCAGTTCTTGCCGCATTGGCAGCAAGTGAGCCGGGCCACCCCGACTTTCACAGCCGCGATCGGCGGGCCTGGGGTGGTGTTCGGCGGCATCGCCGGGCCCGGCATGGTGGTGGGGGTGACCACGAACAAGGTTTGCTATGCGCGGCGCCTCTGTGCCGCCGATACGCCGGCAAGCGTGGCGAGTGCGTTCGCGGCGCTGATTCCCGGGGCGAGTGCGGCGGGGGCGGCGCTCGCCTGCGGGCCGGTCGCAGCGGCACGGGTGGTGGCGGACCAGGCCGCCTTTTACGCCACAGGCCAGCAGGAGACGGTGATTTCCGTGACCATCCTGGCGACGGCCGGGCCGGGCGAGAATGGTTACTTGAAACGAGCGGCGCTGGGGCGCCTTGTCGCCGGGCTGAAATGCCTGCTGACGCCGACGGGGACTCTGACGCGCTTTATTGGTCTAGCCGATGGCACCAGCGCGCGGATTCTCGCCGAAGATGAGCGCGACGACGACACGCCCAAGCGTGACGACATCTGGCGCCGCTGGTTTTCGTTCCGCTGTCTGTTCGATGAGGGCGTGCTGCAGACCCAGCCGAGCGCGCTGGCGCCGCTGCTGCTGGTCGGCACAGGGGCTGGACAGATTTTCTGGGCCGGCGACGGGCCGCACATGGGCAGCGTGATGACCGATGGGGCCGGGAATGTGGTCGGCGACCCTGCTGGCACGATGTTGGGAAGTTTTTCATGAGCAATTCCGTCACGGTTTCCGTGAATGGCGCCGGCACGGTCGGCGTGGCGCTGGCGGTGACCGGCACCGTTGCCCCGGCTGGCGACACGGTGCAGGTGCAGCTTTCGACCAGCGCCACCACACTGCCCACCGGGGCCTGGACCACCGCGAGCACCGCCAACGGCACGTTTGCGACCACTTTGACGCCCGTGGCGGGCGGGACGTGGTATGTGTGGGCCTATGACCCGGTGACGGGGGCGCAGGCGGTCAGCGGGGCTGTTCTGGTGGCCTCGCCCGCCTTGCAGACCGTGGCGGCCTTGCCCATTCCCACCGCCGTGGTGGCGAGCCTGCTGGGCGGCAGCGCCGCGGGCGAGACGCCCGATGAATTGCCGGCGGCGGGCGCGCCTTCGGGCACCGACACGGCTTTGGTGGCGCAGAGCGGCAAGAACATCCTGGCACAGCCTTTCAGCGTGATCGCGCAATGGCTCGCCACGCAATTGCCTGGGCTGCTGCTCCCTTCCGTGCCCGTCACCGCCTCGCTCGCTCTGGAAACCCCGCTGCATAACCAGCGGATTTTGGTGGTGGAAGCGGCTGGGGTCACGCTGACGCCGCTATTGGCCTCTCTGGGCGACGGTTTCGCCTGCACCGTCATCAATGCCTCAGGCACGACCGTGGCGCTCTCGGGCATGACCACGAACACCGGTGCCACGCAGATCGCCGCCGGCGGCATCGCGCGCATCTATGCCTATGGCAGCACGCCGACCGTGGTGGCCGCGCTGTGACGGCGCAGATCATCACCGCCGGCCGGCTGCTGCTGATCCGCCCCGGCCTGGCGCTGATGACGGGAAATGTCGCCAGCAGCGGCGGTGGCGGCAGTGGACTCTCCAACATCACCCTGTTTGGCCACGGCCAGAGCAACGCAGCCTATGCCAACGATCAGGACGGGGCGCTGCTGGCTTTGGCGCAAGCCGTCTCGGCCTATCTCGGTGCGGCCGGCACGCCGGCGCAAGTTTCCGGGCCCGCCTCGGACGTGAGCGGCGCGGGCGTTTATACCGGCGTCGCGGGCTATGGCTCGTTCCTCAGCTATGGCGGGGATACGGCGGCGGCGGCCAGTGCGGCGGCGTACACCGCAGATGGCGTGGCGATGCTCGCCATGATCGCCGGCCTGACGACGGCGGCGCGCGCGGCGACGTTGGCGGGCATCCTCTATTGGGGCGAGACGGATAGTGCGCTCACCGCTTTCAGCGGTAGCGGCGGCCTCGGTTATGCGGACAAGCCCGTCTATAAGGCGGCGCTGCTGAACGACATCGGGCAGATCCGCGCCGCTTTCGGCAAAAGCGCGGCGCAGATGCCGTTTGGGTTGTTCGGGCCGCCGTATGGCACGCCCGCCGGGTCGGCCATGGTGCGCGAGGCCTGGGCAGAGTTGGCGGCGAATCCGGCGAACAATCTGATCTGGGCGGTCCGGCAGACTTACGATTCGATCACCCGCGGCGATGACTGGAATGCGGCCACCGGCGTTGAAACCACCGGGACGCCAAATCCCGGCCATCGTGACGCGGCGGATAATGTGGCGTTCTACCGGCGCGCGGCGCTGGTGATGGCCCGCGCGATCCTGGCCAGCAACAGCGCGGCCGCTTGACCACCTTCAATTCTTGAACTTTCGCAACAAGGAACATCCGCATGGCTGCTCTTTCCACCTATCTGGCGAACAAACTCATCGACCATATCCGCGGCGTTGCGTCTTACACCATGCCGACCGTCTATCTCGGCCTCGCCACCACGACGCCGACCGCATCAACGCCAGGAACCGAGCCGACTTATACCGGCTATGCGCGCGTCCCTCTGGCGGGTCTGTTGGCGGCGGCTTCTGCGGAAAGCGGCAGCAATTCGAGCGTCATCAATTTCGGCACCGATACCAGCGGCAGCGCGACCATCGTGGCGTTCCAGACGTGGGACGCCGCGACCGGCGGGAACATGCTGGAATTCGCACCGTGTTCGCTGTCGGTTTCCACCGGCATCACGCCGCAATTCGCTGTCGGGGCGTTCACCACGACGATGAGCTGAGCCATGGCCTGGACCTATGCGACCGTGAAGGCGGCTGATGCCGCGTTGTCGCCTGCCGTTGCTGATCCCGGCGCAGCGGCGGCCGCGCTCAATGCGCAGACCACGACGCAGGCCGTGCCAGTCTCCATCGCGACGCTGCACGGCATCCTGATGCTCGCGAGCACTTCGGATTGGGACCGCATCACCGTGCGCTCGGCCGCGGCCTATTCCAGCGGGTGGCCTGCAAATCCGGCCACCACCGACGCGGCAATCGCGGCGGCGAAACTGGCCGTGAGCCTGGCGGGCAGCAAAGTGGACAGCGTATCCGTCGCCGACTGGCCCGGGTTTCTGGCGCCGTTGCAGGTGCTGC